GGCAGGTGCAGTTGTCGAAGATGGTGTTCCTAGACATGGCATTGGCAGCAGCATGGTTCACCAAATACACCAGGAATCGTAGGGTGGCGATGCAAAAAGGGTTTGCTGCATTGTGGATGGCTAGAAGCTATTTTGACACTTACGTGGAAGAGGATGAGGACAAATCTAAGGCGTTTAGGCTTTTCTCCACACTGTGTTCAGGACATAGGGACACCTCACGCAACAACAGCGCAATTCACGCAGTTAATGTGCGCACAGTGGAACAGATGGTGGCCATGTTCGACAAACAGGCAAAAATACTGCTGGTACTGGAATCAGGAGATGACGAGGATGAAAAGTTCTCAGACACGGTTGGAGCAATTCATTTCCTGTTGGTATGTATGTTGATAATGGCAGTGCTAAATCCCAAAAAACAATACGGTGGTTATACTACACATGGTTTTCTGCAGAGAATGACAGTCGGCACTGATGTGCCTACCATGCCATTATGCAGCGCTTTGGCCCAGTTTGCGAGTGGTAACTGGTATAAGACAGTTTACTTTTGGTATGGAGATATGGTGCAATCCATTAGTGACAACTGCCTGGAGCTGGCTAGGCGGGGTATGTCACTAGGAATGGCCCGACGTCTTGCAACGAGTACTCTGAATGCGGCTATGCGAGTCCCCGTGAGCAGGGAAGCGCAAGCTGGGTACAAGAAACTCGAGTGGTGGCCATACAGGCACGGCTCAGGAATACATGGGCTGTGGATTGGAACAGAAGGCAGCGTGGTCGAGCCGCCTAACCTACAACCAGATGTGGCAATGAGAATTCCATCTGACCGGCGGAAAGCAACTGACGACTGGATTGAAAGTAGGCAAAGACGCTCAGGTATAGTGCTGGATGCAGACCAGCGTTCACACCTGACGAGGTTATGTTTGAAGGGGTCGTATGGAGCACTGTATAAGAGGAATATGGCAGATGCAACAAGAGAAATGGCTTTGACAAAGTGGCCGGAACGCAAGTACAACATCGACTATGAGAATTTAACTGCAAGAATACTGGAATGGGCACCACAAATTGAGGTCACACGCATGTTATTCAGTGGGGCATCCGACAGGAGGCCCATGACAATAGACGAGGTGTTGTCACGTTTGGGGTTTGACTCCGACTTTGCCGAAGCTGTCGGCGGGATAAGAGTACTGTATGAAAAGATGAGGCCACGGCTGAAAGCCAATTTTGAGGTGCCTTTGGCACCAAGACCTGTACCGCCCAATTTGCTCATATACGATCAGGCATACTTGAGCTGGTTTAAGACTTGTTGGTCAGCAAAGCCGCCTAGCATAGTCAACAGGGAGTGGCGTGGCGTCAAAAGACGTCAGGGTCAGTGGCTGCAGGAGGTGCTGTTGATGCGGGAGTCCAAGCTGCTGCCGCCGACTGTACATGTAGTAATGGCGCCTAACGGAGCAGGCAAGACCACATGGTGCAACCAAGGTGGGGGCCGGCTTGACATGGAC